CTTCATACCAAACATCTATTCTTCTTGCTACTCTATCAAATCTAGCTTGAGCTGTTGACGGTGGATTGAAGTCTGCACCTTTTTTTAGAGCTTTTTCACCGCCGTTCATAGTCTTTTTGACTTTATATATAATTTCTTTGTCAGTTTTGTAGCAAAAATAAAGCAATGATACATTAGACTTGTCTAAACCGCTATTTGTTTGCAAGTTAATTGTGCTTCTATAACCATCATGTCTGCCAGCAAGTTTAGATATTTCTTCTATTTCTTCTTGTGTAAGGTTTGGATTTATTTTTTTTATCTCATTGATATGCACTGATTTAACCTCTCCAAAATAATAACAATCTCTAAAGTTTGGGTCTTCTGTTTGAGAATACACCAAGTTTATAGGGTCAACATACTCAATTCTAACTCCATCGTGTGGATTAAAACTATGTTTTACTGCTGAAATACCCAAGACAACATTATCCTCATCAACCCTTCTTTTTATTTCATCATAGTTGTTAAGCTCTAACAAAGTATTGATTGCTGTTTCTTGAGCAATTTCTATACCTTGCTTGAATCTAAGTTTCATGTATAGGTTTAATTCTTCTTCTGATTGCGGAAGCATTTCTTCATCAAAGTTAAATGCATTCACACCAGTTTTTTCTTTGAGCATATTAAGCATAGGTGCTGCAAGCATATCTGCTTTTACTTCTTGTTTGAAGTTTTGCCTTACGACACTAGACAGCTCATCAATCGCTTCTACATCTATTTTTAAAAGTCTATTAGAAATACCGTTTACAACTATATCAACAAATTTTGGTATAATAGGGACTGGAGTCCAATCTAAGTTAAGGTATGACAAATCGCCATTGATAGCTAGTTCGTTTTTATACTTTTCTATTGGTTGCTTTCCACGTGCATATAATCTCCTTTTTAGATATTCGGAACGAACCTCTCCATACGACGAACCACCATAGTCATTTGAAAACCATTCTGACTCAATTGCTTGGCCTACTCTTAGTCCGTACTCTAAAGATGCTTTTTGCTCATCAGGAGCGAATTGATTTGGGAAACCACCACCTCCACTATATTTGTTTTTATTCATATAAGTTATGATATAATTTTACTAACAAATCCCTTGTTGCTATACTTTGCAAAGTTAAGATTTATTTGATTATCTTTTTTGTCAACAACTTTTTGTTTAGAAAAGTTAGCCATAATAGCAAATCCTGAACTTACAGTAGCATCAAACCTGGTTCTATTGTTAATATCGTAGTTTGACCAATCCAAAAGAGTCCTGTTAAAAAACATAGAACCACAGTTACCAAAATCCATGTTTTCTTCATCTTTGATAACCCCAATATGGTTTTGAATATATGCTTCAATATACTCTGCATGAGCTGATATTACTGCTGAAGATGAAGGAATGCCACCTAACTCTCTTTCTGCTTTTGATAAAACGTTTTTATGTTTATCTGGTCTATTTAAAGAAAAAGCTCTATATCCCCTTTCTTTTAAATAATATAAAAGCCTAGGTTTATTGTTTTCTACTAATATTGGCATACCATAATAATGTAAAGCCATTAACACATCTTCATAAAATATTTCTGCTGTTGGAGGTCTAGATATGTACTCTAGAAAAAAATAATTTGACGGTGCGTCTTCTAAATGGAATTTAGTCATACCATGTAAAGCACCCTTAGAACCACCACCTTGAACCGTACCTGATATATCATAAGAGTCACAACCAAAGCTACCTAAGTGTGCATTACCAGGTATTTTTCTTGCCCCTCTATGTATTACATTATTGGCTAGATTATTAGAAGGAGTCCAAGAAGTAAAAAAACGACCATTATTATCAGGAACCCATATAACCTCTGTATCCCTTTGTCCATTCCTCCACGTAAAAGAACCTCTCGTGATACTAGTCTTAATAGCAAAAGAGTCATTATAATCAATTTGTTCGTATATTTTAGAAAGGTTAAATATAGTGTTTTTTGATTCATCCCTAAAAGCATGTGACTCTGTCCTTGGAAACTGTCTGTAAAACTCATTCAAAGCATCTTGGTCGTTTTTCAAACCATCTACTTCGTTTTTCCAATGGTCAATTACACCTCCATATATAGCGTCTCCATAAGGGCCAAATACCTCTGTTTCAGGATTATCGAAAACTGGCCATCCATATTCATCTAAGAAACCTTCATAATTCCACTCCATAGGAATGAAAAACGAATATAATCCAGAATTAGTTTGCCCATTTTTATTTCGCTTTGTAACATCTGAATCATAATATAATTTTTTAAAATTATCTCCACCTTTATCTAAAGCGTTTGATGTTGAGCCCATCATACATTTACCTATAATTCTACTACCGAGCCTTAATGTAGTTTTTGTAACTCTCCAGTTATTTAAAATATTATTTGGCTTTTCCCATTTTCCGCTTTCATCATGAACAAGAAGTTTTAATTTTTCTCCATCATAACTGTTGTCTCCTGTATTTTTCCAGTCTATTGTTGTATCCAAACCTGAAAGCTCCTCAACTTTGTCTGTGCTTGTAATATTTCTTCTTGTGAGTTTTGATGCTGGCACCCTATATGCTAGTTCTGATTTTGGTCTATCCATACCGTCTTGTATCGGCTTGAAGAAAAACGGATAGTTGACTGATATTGGCACAACTTTATCTGTAAACATTTTTTTTGCATCAACCCCTGACTTAGACAATATACCAAATCTAGAATCTGAATTTATTGTGGCAAGATTTACAGTTTCACCTGACGCCATAAAAGAAAACCCACTTCTTCTATTTTTGAGATAACACATACCGTAACAACGCTGGTCTGCTTTACACGCTTCCCAAAAAAAATAAAACAACCTATTTGATTCTCTAAAATCTGGTTTACCAACATCTATTTTAGACCATTGTAAATACATGTAGTGTGCGCCAGTAATGTATGTTGGTATTCCTTTATTGTAAAACCAAAAGCCCTCATCTCTTTTTTCAAACTCACTTTCAATATAATCAATGTATTTATTTTTAAAATCACTTGGGTATTCTCTCCAATCAAAAATACTTTTAATACGATTAAGCTCTTTAGGGTATTCAGCAGCTTGCCATTTATTTTCTTTAAATCTGAAAACTTTTTTTGGTTTTTTTGGCAAAGCTATTTTAAGGTTTTGTATTTGATATACTTCACCAATCATTCCTGTTTTCGATATTACGACAACATCATGTTCAGAATTATATCCATACTTCCAGCTTTTTGACTTATTTAGTTTGTTTATAACTTCTTCGTCAATAGGGTTTACAATGCCATATAGAGTTTGTTGATACATTACTTAGATTTTCTTTCTGCAAAACCTGAAAAAGATTTTTGTTTTTCTTCTACTGGCTTACCTTCAATCAATGCTTTTTCTACTTCTATTCTATTTAAAATTTCAAAAGCATCAAATATTGCAAGCTTTTTTGTAGCTGCTGCATTTTTCAATCTATCTGCAGCAAGCTCGTCTTCAGGGTCAGGCTTTATTATTTCCTCCTCTGCAACCTTAATTAATTGTTTGACAGCTTCGTGCCCTGCTTTTATTATTCTTTCTTTTATATCATTTACACTCATAAAGTTAATTTAAAATTGTACATATATCTCTGGTGCTCATTCTATACATTTTTTCATTGTTAATCTCAAACTCATACTCACTGTCTTTTCTAAAGTTTACTTTAGAACCTTTTTTAATACCTATAGATTCTAGGTTTTTATTGGAGTATGCTACAAAGCCTGTGTTTTCTTCTAGCCCCTCCTCATGTAAGTACTTGTGTTCCATTTCAGTAGGTTTTACAAAACAATAATCATCTACAGAATACCAGTTTTCACCATCGTGATATAAATAAAATTGATAGGGGTCTATAATATAAACATCACCTTTGAAGTAATTAGGTGATTTCCTTGGTCGTCCTTTCATGTCGTAATAAATACGAAAGACGTTGTGGTGAACAATAATCGTGTCACCTTTTTTGATTTCTCCTTTGTAGTATGTTGGAGTTTGTAAAACTTCCGCAAACCTATTGACATGCATATGCTCAGCAACACTGCTGTTCACAATCATCTTCTGACCTGCCAATGTGATTTCGTTATTGTAATGATTGCCTTTTGATTTGATTAAAAAATAAAAAGGGGATTTCATCAAAAATCAATATTAAATTCAATTGATATAGGCATATTTTTATTGAATTCCTTCCATTGAACAACCTCTCTGTTTTTTTCTATATATATAATATAAGAATCAGATTTAGCTGAGTATTCAATCAAATGAATTGTATATGTGCCGTTTAAAACTTTTTGCCCTACTAAGTAGTGCATACAACTACCTTTGTAGTCGGCACCTACTGAAATCTTACGAATTAACATTTTCCTCTACTTTTTCTTCTAGAGGAATAATAATGCCTGTTTCTAAGTTTAAATTACCCTTACCGTGCTTTTCTTCTAACTCTCTCATAATTCCGTTGATTTTGTCTGCAAATTTTCCAATTTCAGTTACAAGTGCAGCCTTATGGGCTTCAACAGCTCCAACTTCAATTTGAAGTCTTTGTTGCCCTAGTCTAAGGTTTCTTAATTCTTCTAGTGATTTGTCGTCTACTTTAACGACATTAGGTTCTACTTTTTTTGTTGCCATTTTATTAAAATTAAATTATTTACTAATATACAAAATTAATTTAACGCTAGAGGTTCCTTTGTATAAGTTCTACCCTTATCATCAAATTTTTCACACATCCAAAACAATCCATCAGTTTTCCATTGGCCATGCCATCTTGGCGCACCTTCATGTGCTTTGCAATCATGTTTTGCAAACTCCCATACTCTACTTGAATTATCTTTTATTTCATCTAAAGATTTTACGTAATATAAATCAAAAGGCCCTAACTTAGATGCTTCCTTCATTAAAGCAGGTAAATCATTAGTAATAGTTCCAGTTATACAAATATCTATATCGGTTGTTTTCCAACCTTGTAATACCCCACCTACTAAGTATAATTTATAATCTTTCCAATCTAATTTTAATAAATCTTCTAAACATCCTTTATAGATTTCATCATCTATACCTTCCATCCAAGGAACCAATGTGAATCCTCCATTTACATATCTTACCTCTCCATCAGTTAAAAGGTTTAAATTGTTTTTGTCTATATCTTCAAAATATCCCATATTATATAGTGTAATCTGTTAATTCTATTGCTACTCCAAATGAAACACCTCCAAATGTTTTGAGAGCACTTTTTTGATAAGCAAAGCTAAGTACATCGCCTGCGGAAAATGTATTGTTTGATGTTGGTGTCCATGTTACAGAACTGTTTGATAAACTTATTTCGCTACTACTTGCTTGTTGAGAACCATTTACATATAAGAATAATTGTGTTGTAAACCCACTACTTAAAGTTCCGCTAACATTTTTCATAACTATTTTCACTAACTTACCAGCATAAGGCATGGTTAAGTTATGGTTATAAGTTCTGCTTGAAACATTATTTTCTGTATTATTATTAAAAGGAACCACTATAATAGTAGTGCCATAAGCGTCCTCAAAATTACTATTAAACAAACAAGGTATATCCCTATCTGCTATACTTCCAGTAACAGAAACCCCAGAGCTATTAGTCGCAAATTTGGCCGAGTTGTTATAATACAATGTAACCGCATTATCATCGTTAAATGTAGCCATTGTTTCACCAGTATACTTTTCAATTTTTAAGAAATTACTTCTAATTCTTAAATCACCAGTACCTTTATCATCAATATAACTATCTGTTCCATTGTGATATATTTCTAAATCTGGTGTACCACCTGGATCTCCAAACGATAACTTAGCATTATCCCAAAACTCTAAACGGTTTTCGGATTTATCCCACATTAAATGGTAATTATCACCATTAAACTGCACGTCACCTGCAAAAGTTGACGTACCTGTAGATATTTCAGTATAAGAATCTACTCCACCAGAGCTATCTGATTTGTTTAATCTAAATTTAGAATCACTAGTATTATATGATGATGTAAGTAATGCATAATTAAAATCATTCCATGATGTTTCATATTTAACAGTATGAATAAAATTACCACCTTTGATTAAAGTTTGTGAATTTCCACCAGAAGTATATGATTTAAATGTTGTTCTTGATGTGCTTGCATTAGCTGTATCTGCTAATCTTAAACCATCATCATGATTAATAAGAAGCTGACCTGTCATTGTATCACCAGCTTTAGCTACTTTACCTGAAATAGCTGTAGCGTTCGTTGCAATACCAGAAATATCTTGATCACCGGTAAGAGTAGTTCCATTAGAAGTTACCGCTCCTGTAAAAGTACCTGTTGTACCAGATATAGTACCTGTTGAAATACCTGTTGTATGTACATTAAGCCTTTGAGTTCCATCAACAGCTACAGTAACAGAAGTTCCATCAGTACTATATATACCACTATCAGTATTGTTAATAAAAGTAAGAGAAGGTGCCGAAGAAGAACCAACTGGTAATTTAACTGTTCCAGCACCTGTACCTGTACTTACCGTTAAATGTCTATAGAACGTCCAATCACCAAACTGATTTATTGAGTTTTCTCTAAAAGCTGAACTACTACCAACTCTAGTAAAGAAACTTAATTTACC